GGTAGAATAAGTTCTGTGATCTCAATTGCAGCTGCATTTGGTGTTGGTATTTCCATTAAATTACCGGCCCCTATCTTCTTCTTCTTGTTTTTCTTTTTCTTCTTTTATATAATTTAAAAGCAATCCTACGTAAATTTCCCTTTCCCATGGCATCATATCATCTAACTCTGTTAAACTATAATTATGGTGTTGCATCATTGCGAAGTTTGTTTGATAATAATTTTCCAGAGTATCATGAGAAAGGGTTATTAAAAAAAACTTTGTAGTCCCTCAATAGTAACCTTATTTTTCTTTTTAGTATGAGGGTTGGTTATAGAAACTTCATGTATTAATTTAGGCATAGTTTCAAAGAATTTACTAACCAACTCAAAACTAGATTGACTCATGCTGTCAATAAATTCGTCTAATTCTTTATCAGATATATCTACTTTATTATGAATAGTTTTTCCATCATGTATTTCAACTACGCATCGTCTTACCATATCAAAAATTTGTTTGATCTCACCTTTTTCAGTAAATCCTTCCATGTCAGAAAGTTTTGGATAACGCATAATCATAGAGATGTCATCTGTAATTGCAATAGTATTAGTATGATTATCTGGCATTTGAACATCAACATCTGCTAAATTTATTTCATGTTCTACTCTGGTTTTACCATCATCGTCACATAGTAAATTTAGTTTTATTTTTTGTCCTATAGATTTTCCTCGTAATTGCAAGAAAATATATTCAATGTCGAATAAAGGATTTTCATAAGGATCAATTTTTCCAAAGGTACATTCTTTTACAATATTTGCAAAAGCCACTTCTATTTCTTTATCCTCTTCTGATTCTTGAGCTATCATAAGAAGTTTTTGTTCTTTGATAAGCCAAGGTCGGTATTTAATTTTTTCTCCAGTAGAAGGTACATCCAATTCATATTGCGGAGTATTAAGTTTTGGTAACGCCATAATTTTTCATCCTTTAGTTCATGGTTAAAATAGTCTAGAAATAGCAGGAAGAGCCCGTGATAGATTTCTTTCTGCAACATTAGTTAATGTCTTTGTTAGTTTGTCTGATAGGGTTGATTTTTGTTGATTAAGATCAGCAGTTTGCCAATATCGGAAATTCATTTCCACATTCCATTTTAATATTTCTGCTGTTGATGGATAAGATAAGGAAACATCTCCAAGAGTTTTGGGAAAAGCTTCCATCAATTGAATTCCGTATCGCCTTTGCCCTTGGTGATCTAATAGGTAGATTTCTACTGTACCAACATAATGATTATAATATCCTATTTGCCAAGTTTTCGGATTAAATGCTCTGTGTTGCCATTTTTCAAATGCAACTCTTTCTGCACCATCAGCAGAACTTTGAAAGGTCATAGCAACACTGTCAGAAAACATTACACCATCAACAACTTGTCTGACCGGCCCATGTATGTTAGAATCTGCTGTAGTTGAAAGAGTTCTTCCCGGCATTGTAACAGATTCACACCTCATAGAAATTTTGTCCATACCTGTAACTGAATTGATGTCTTGTCTGTTTACATTTTCAGATTCAGAATTATTCGATTGTAGTGCTGGTTTATAAATTATAACTTCATATTTATTTGGTCGAGCATATCCTTCATTTGATCGAAATTCAGAAAGAATATCGTTCATTACGCCAAACGCTGCTCCTTCTAAAAATTTAGGTAAAACTGCCATTAGAGCATACTCCTAGAATCTTTCCATACTTCACCTGATCCAGCTTTCTTAAATCTCTGTACAGGAAGTAGTGTTGCAATAGTAAATTCATCGGCATCAATTCTACGAAACTGTGATTTGGTTTGCCCTGCCAAATACCTGTGTAGTGTAGGTTTTATTAAGGTGATCTTCTTTAATTGGCTGTAATCTGCAACTATACGAGTGGTTTCATCAAACCTAGTATTATTACTATAATCTACCAAAGTATCTAATAGCTTAATTCTTAACGGTATAGGAAGATAATGTAAGTTTATTCCCAAAAATCCATCTGGATAGTTTTCTATAGGTAACACTAAAGGAAAAGAATCATAATATGGTAACTTCTTTTTATGTTTCGGATCATAAATGAACATATTCAACTTACCATAAAATGGTTTGTTGTCCCGTTTACCATCACGTAACAAATCCATAGGGCCAGGAGTACCAAATTCCTTAATCTTATCTCTATACCATTGAGTAGATTTAGGACGCCCCTTTGCTTCATCTTTTACCGCTTGCATGTATTTACTAATTGCCATATTACTATTTATACTTAATACCCAGATGATCCTCATTCAACACTTTAAAATCCATACTGTTAATATCACAGAATTCTGTTGCATATTTCCATTTTGCTTCATTTACAGCCCATGTTTTAACCGCACTATAAAATCTATTTGTTTTTCTGGTAGGAACTTTTGGAGGGCCACATTGAATTTTTGGTTTGATCTCTATAATAGATTTCTCTATAGTACCATCATGTTTTTTCACTTTAATATAAAAATCTGGAAAGTATCGATGGATTCTACCATCTATAGGTGATAAATAGGGTATGATGATCTCTTCACTGCCCCATTCTAGTATAGCTCGGTTAGTATCGCAGTACACCATGAACTTACGTTCCCATAGAGAACGGTATGTTATGCGATTGGGATCACCTTTATATTTTTTTGGGTTGTTTGGGGTGTATTTACCTTTGTATGACATAAACAAAATACCTAAATAGTTTCATTGTAAGGATATTTAGACATGAGTATAGGTAACGCTATCGTCAATCAGGCACTAGGTGCTGCATCTAGACAAGCTACTGGCGCTCTTAAAAAAGTTATGGGCAATCTCCCTGGCTCTGTTTTGGGTGGAAGTAAACCAGCATTTGGTATTTCTGCCAACATGCCACAATCTATCAACCTTCAGTATCCATTGAATGTTGAAGGAGATATACAACAAGGACATTACATAATGTTCTTTATAAATTCTTCTAATCCAACAGTAATTGCAAAAGATAAAGAATCAGCCTATTACTCAGCCATGTGGGGCGGTGACGATCCCGTATTTGGTTCCAATACGCAATTAAATCCACCGAAGGTATCAACATATCAAACTGCGCCAACAGGTGCGCTTTCAATAAAAAGACCAGCAACAACACGACTTGAAAAAGCAATATCCCTTTACATGCCCACAACAGTTAAGACAGAATACAAGATGAATTATACAGACACAGAAATAGGTGGAGGAGCGCAAGCGGCCGCCAGTTTACTTCAAAGTGCGATAGATAGTGGAAGAAAAGGAACTATGTTTGAAGATTTTATAACAAACGATGGATACAAATCTGGAGCACAAACTCTGGGAGCTGGTGCTGCAGTCACTGCCGTTAATTGGGCAAAAGGTATCGAACAGGTTGGAGGCCCGTTACTTGGTATGCAAGGATCAATAGCAGCAGCTTCAATTGCCTCTGGAAAGATAATGTCTGATAAGATGGAATTGTTATTTACTGGTGTTAATCGCAGACAATTTAGTTATACTTTTACTTTTATTCCTAAGAGCGAAGAAGAAAGTGAGATGGTTGCTAACATTGTATTTACTTTTAAAAAATATATGACACCATCATTTGGTGAACTAAACGGACTTGGCGTAAAAACCACGGCCGCTGGGAGGATTTTAAATATACCAGAAACATTTGATATTCAGTATATGTATCATGCTAAAGAAAATCCTTGGCTTAATAAAATTTCTACTTGTTATTTACTTGGTATGGATGTGTCATATGGCAGCGAAAAATCAGGATTTTTTGAACCACTTGAAAATCCTGCCGTCAAGGGCATAGGCCCACCTCCTGCCCACACCTCAATTACATTAAATTTTGAAGAGATTGAAAAAATGTCAAGAGAACGTATTGAGCAAGGATTCTAATCATGTTTTTTTCTGCAATACCCAAAATATATTATTCTGGAACATCCGGCAAAGATCATAAACTTGTCACTAACCTTTTGCGCCGTGTTGGTATTAGAGCAAAGATTAAGTCAAGTATGGGATTATTTGATACCTATGAAGTCAAAGAAGGTGAAACACCAGAAATGATTGCACATAAGTTGTATGGTGATTCAGAATATCATTGGATAGTTTTGATGATGAATGATATCGTAGACAGATATCATGGGTGGCCACTGTCAACACCACAATTTCTTGCATTTATTGATGAGAAGTATGATGATGTAAATGCAGTACATCACTATGAAATCAATGCAACTTCTGGGGATACTTCTAAAACTATTAATGTTGGTACTACTAATGCAGATTATGCTGGGGCATCTATAGTGACTAATATGGAATATGAAGAATCAAACCAAGATAAACTTAGAAGTATTCGTTTGCTTGATCCTGGCTATGTTCCACAATTTATTGAAGAATATGCAAGTCTGATGAATGAAAGTGTGATTTAATGCCTGACGCTATAAATGTTGCTGGTGAGTTTAAGGTTGATTTGGCAGAAATTATTACTGTTGATGGTTCTATTCTGGATCTTACCAACAAAGTTGTAAATATTGTTATATTTGAGGACATTGAGAATCCATATTTAACAGGAAATATAAGTTTTATAGATGACCATAACGTACAGAACTTAATGCCTCTTATAGGTCAAGAATTATTAAAACTTAAAATAAGAACTCCATCTATGAAAAGGCCAAACGAGATTATAGAATCTTTATTCTATATAAAAAGTTTAGCTACTTCTTTGGAAATTAATCAAAATAAAAAAATAATATCTTTTGAGTTTATTTCTCTAGAAGGTATGGAGAATCGAAGAAAAACGTTGCACAGAACTTTAACAGGCACATTTTCTAGCATGGTAGAAACTATCTTGAGGTCTGATTTAAAATCTACTAAAGATTTTTACGTAGACCCTACTATGGGTGTAAAGAAAATTGTGGCTACAGATATCTCTCCAATATTTTTAATAAACAGTTTTGTTCAACAAGCAATATCAGAAAAATTTGGTTCACCCACATATGTGTTTTTCGAAACTCTAGAGGGTTTTCATTTTAGATCGTTAGAAAGTTTATATAAAGAAGATGCAGTGATGGATTATACATCCGAAACCGAAAGTGGATTTGTAGAAAGAAAAAAAGGATATGCTAATGTTCTTACAGAATTGCAAAAGATAAGAAAATTGACATTAAACAATAGTTCTGATCATTTAAATGATATTACAGGTGGTGCCTATGCTTCTAATGTTATTACTCATGATATCTTTAATAAGTCATACAGTCAAACTGGTTATCATTATTTTAACTCTTTTGAAAAAGAGAAACATATCAATTATTTTAATAATAGAGGCCAACAATGGCCGATATTTAGTGCTGTAGCAATAGATGATAATAAATCAACTGCTTCAGATCGCCCAGTAAAGACTTTTTTACGCCCAGTATCTTTTAGTAATGTACCTTCTAGGAAAGATGCCCATTATACTAATTCTTCTGGAAAAGCAAATTATAATGGTTATGACCCAGACTCATGGATTACAAAAAGAACTTCAATGATGAACAATTTTCAAGGAATCGAAGCTAATATAGTAGTAGATGGTCACACTGCCGTAAGAGCCGGGGAGATGGTAAATTTAATTATACCTTCTAATGCACAAAAAAAACAGATTAAAGAAAATCAAACTGATAGATTTTTTAGAGGAGCATTTCTCATCCGTAATATAATGCATGATTTTACTGTGGACGATACAGGAAATAAACATACTATAGAAATGTCTTGCGTTGCAGATTGCGTAGAAGAACTTATCCCCGGCACAGAAAAAAACCCTGTTCCAAAAATATATGGTAAGAGCAATAAACAAAATCCAATCACAATTAATGTAGCTACTGATTAGAACAGAAAGGAGAAGTCCAAATTAATTCCAAAAAAATATCCAATAAAAATAACAAAAAGGAAGAAAAAATGGCTAGAACCAAAAACAGAATTAAAAATATGACATTCCAAAAACAAACACGAAACATCCAACCTCTAGAACCACTTTCCGAAGAAGATAAATATGTTGTGAAGAT